ATGTGAATGACAAAGCAAGAGCTCAAGGAGTATTATTGGATCCGTCGAAATATTACTAAGTTGGAATCTAGGTTGATACAGCTAGATTCGGAGTCAACCAAGGTTACGACCAATCTGAAGAAAAAGCATGACGCTATCGTAGGCAAAGGCAACACGAGCGATAAGGTGGGCAACTCGGTAACGGATATGGATGAGGCAAGGGAGAAGTTGGCCGAACAGATCGTTGCGTCTTATGCTGTACTTGCAGATATCGAGAGAGCTATTGAAGTATTACCAGCCAGGGAATGTTACCTGGTCAGGGCAAGATATATTGAGTTGTTGTCCTGGGAGCAGATAGCAGTCGATATGGGCTATAGTTGGCAGTGGGTCCATAAAATACACTCAGGGGCATTAGCAATGCTAGCCTAAAAGAAGCGAGTAAAAGCGAGTATAAAAAATGCTATAATGATATTGTCAAAGAGCGTTCCCGGACGGGGGCGCTTTTACTTATTTCTGTCAAGGCGGTGATTGCAACGTCTAAGTGTGAATTTCGGGAGACTAAAGATAGCTTGAATTGCCTAGGCTGCAAGCATTGGACGGGCAAGAAGTGTAAAGATGAATCCGTTATACGAGAGCTGTATGAAGATAGTCCCAAGTTTAAAGCCCTTGACCTGATGATGAGAACAAACAAGGGTATAAGATTCGAATAAAAATGGGGGTGAACCTAGTGGCGTTAACAGAAAAACAAAAGAGATTCGTAGATGAATACTTAGTGGATCTGAACGCCACTAGGGCCTATAAAGCAGCATATCCAAAAGTAACAAAGGATGATACGGCCAAAGCGGCTGCGAGTCGACTGTTAACCAATGTTAACGTGAAAGCCTATTCAGACGAGCGCATGAAGCAGAGGGCTGAGCGGACAGAGATCACTGCGGATAAGGTGCTTCAGCGTTGGTGGGATATCGCTACTGCGGATCCGAATGAGATTATCCACTTAAGGCGTGTCTGTTGTCGCCATTGTTTTGGTAAGGACCATAAATACCAATGGCGCGATGAAGAAGAGTATGAGCGCGCGGTGCAATTAGCGAAAGATTTGGCCAAACAGCAGCGCGAGGAACCGGCTATCCCATCGGATGTTGGCGGATATGGATTTGACCGATTACTTAAGCCGCACCCAAAATGCCCGTATTGCCGGGGGGAGGGGCGAGAGGAGCTACATGTCGAGGACACACGTGATTTAGGTCCTAAGGCTAAGCTGCTATATGCGGGCATTAAGCAAACAGCTGCTGGGATAGAGATTAAAATGCAAGACCAAGGAAAAGCGCTGGAGAATGTAGCCCGGCACCTCGGCATGTTTAACGACACCCTCCACCTGACCGGAAAACTTGACGTAAGCAACCCCTTTGCAGGATTAACTACCGAGGAGCTTAAGAAGCTGATTGATAGTGGATAAGGAACTGCTCAAACGTTTTGCTAAGATCGAACTGGCCAACCGCGAGTTTTTTTATTTCTGTCAGGCAATGGCTCCGGACTTCTACACTGAAGATCGGCAATACCTAAAAGACCTTTGCGTAACTCTACAAGACTTCTACGAGAGCCAGGATGATATTCAGATTATCAATCTACCTCCAAGGCACGGGAAAAGCCGCACAGCCTCCTTATTCACCCAGTGGGTCTTTGGCAAGAATCAACAGGAAAAAGTCATGACAGGATCTTATAACGAGACACTATCCACAACGTTCTCAAAAGCCGTCAGGGATAGCATAGGAACCATTAAGGCTGATCTAGAACGGATTATCTACGGAGATGTTTTTCCAGGGGTCAGGATCAAAAAAGGCGATGGCGCCATGAACCTTTGGTCCTTAGAGGGTGGTTACAACAACTACCTTGCCACATCCCCTACGGGTACGGCAACAGGCTTTGGCGCTAGCCTGATGATCTTGGATGACTTAATTAAAAATGCTGACGAAGCCAACAACGAAGCTACCCTAGATAAGCACTGGACCTGGTTCACAGACACCATGCTTTCTCGCCTTGAAGAAGGCGGGAAAATCATCATCATCATGACTCGCTGGGCAACGGGCGATCTGGCTGGAAGGGCATTGGAGCACTTCCAAGAGGAAAAGAAAAAGGTCCGACTAATGACCATGAAAGCCCTGCAGGATGATGGGACCATGCTCTGTGATGAGATCTTATCCCGAGAGTCCTACGAGATGAAAACCCGTGCCATGGGTGAAGACATCGCCAGCGCGAACTACCAGCAGATCCCGATCGATCTCAAGGGGAAACTGTACAGCAGCTTCAAGACATACACGCAGCTGCCGGAGGATTCCAAAGGGAATTCACTGTTCACTAGCATTTACAGCTATTGTGACAGTGCGGATGAAGGGGCTGATTACCTGTGCAACATCATTTGGGGCGAATACCTCAAGGAAGCTTATGTGTTGGATATCATCTACACGAAGGAGCCCATGGAGATTACAGAGCCTGCAACCGCAAAGGCTCTTTTTGAGTTTAAGGTTAACCGGTCACGATTTGAGAGTAACAGCGGTGGCCGGTCCTTCGCCAGGAACGTTAGGCGTATTTTAGAGCAGGACCTGAAAAGTAATTTCACCAACGTGAGCTGGTTCCACCAGTCCAAGAACAAAGTAGCTCGAATAGTTACAAACGCTACATGGATAATGAATCACGTTTATTACCCAGTTAACTGGCGTGACCGCTGGCCGGAGTATTACAAAGCAATGGCGGCTTATCAGAGAGAGGGAAAAAACACTCACGATGACGCCCAAGATGCGACTTCTGGCATTGCGGAGACGATGTACATGATAGGAGGTTAGGGAGGTGGGGTGGTTTCGTAACATGGTCATGAAAATGCTGAAAATACAACCAGCTCTAGAAAATCGAATCATCACGATCAAGGAACCGCTGAGTTATCAAACCAACGTTCTGAGAAACAGGTTGCTATATCGTGGCGACCCGTCGGAGCTGGATCAGTTCTTTAAGCAAACAGCCTTAGATCCTGTCAGTCGCTCACGTTTCTGGGCAGCGGTACCCACGGAGGGATTAGGGATTCGCAAGATCCATTCAGGTCTACCAGCTATGATTGCGGATCGATTCGCGGATATCGTCATGGCGGACCTAGACGGCATTGAACTCCAGGCGCAGGAACAAACGGATTTATGGGATGCGATTAGCCAAGACAATGGCGCTGATAAGCTGATCGGGGAGGCAATCACAGATACGCTTGTGGCCGGTGACGGAGCCTTCAAGATCACGGTAGATACGGACGTAACCAAATACCCGCTCATAGAATTCTTTTCCGGCGAGAGGGTGGATTACAAGTACAACAGGGGGCGGCTGCAAGAAGTCGTTTTCTACACGGATTATGCGATTAGAGAAAAGGACTATCGGTTAGCTGAAACCTATGGCAAAGGGTATATCCGATACCAGCTTCTTGACGCTGCCGGGAAGGTTGTTCAACTTACAACGCTGCCGGAAACAGCACAATTACAGGACGTGACCTATACGGGTGATTTCATCATGGCCGTGCCGCTCATGTTATTTAAATCATCAAAATGGCCTGGTCGAGGTAAAAGCATCTTCGATAGCAAAGCCGATTCCTTCGACGCACTGGATGAGGTCATATCTCAATGGGTTGACGCAATTCGGGCCGGTCGGGTTCAAAAGTATATCCCGGAAGACATGATTCCCAAGGATCCGCTTACGGGGGCATTCCTAAAACCTAACCCCTTCGATAATCAGTTTATCCGTATTGGAAACGTGATGGTTGAGGATGCGAAAAGCCAAATCAACACGGTCCAGCCTCCTATCCTGCACGAGGCCTTTGTTGCTAGTTATTCCAGTACTTTAGATATGTGCCTTCAGGGGATTATGAGTCCAGCTACCCTGGGTATTGACCTGAAGAAGCTAGACAACGCTGAAGCTCAAAGGGAGAAGGAAAAGGCTACCCTGTACACTCGGGGGAAGATTGTTGAAACGCTGAATGAGGTGATCCCGCAACTGGTTGATGTAACACTGAAGGTTTATGATACCATGTCTAGTCGTACAGCTGGAGAGTACGAGGCCTCCGTTACCTTTGGCGAATATGCTAGCCCAAGCTTTGATACCGTGGTAGAGACAGTAGGTAAGGCAAAGACTTATGGTATCATGTCCACTGAACAGGCCGTCGAAAGCCTTTACGGTGACACCTGGACTGATGAACAAAAGGCCGAAGAGGTAGCTAGGTTGAAAGCTGAGCAGGGGACGATGATGGATGAGCCTAGTTCGAATAGAGACGTATCTCCAGGAAGTGATACCTAATGGATCCCTATGATATTGCTAGGATTTTTGTTTCGATGGAGCATGATCTGATAGCATCTATGAAACGAAACTTCGCTAGACACTTAGCTGAAGAGGAGAAAGAAGGCTTTGAGTGGGAGCAATGGCAGCGAAGAAAGTTACAAGCCCTAGCCAGCTACAGGGCTAACAATAAAAAGCTTATCAATGCAGCCGGAGAGATTATTGATCGGGAAGCTGAAGTCCTGCTTCAAGATTCATTTAGGCAGGGTGGGAAAAACGTCGATAAAGATATAGAGCAGCATTGGAAAAAGCCAAAGCCATATTTTATCCTTGAAAGAGTGCTTACCCAGCCCATTACGCGGGTGGACGGTACGGATGCTAGTTTTTTTAAAGCCAACGAGAAACGGCTTAACGCTCTGATCAAAGCCGTCACGCACGATCTTCAAAAAGCCCGGTATGCTATGTTGCGTCAGGCCGATGACGTATATAGGCAGACTATTTTTAAGTCGCAGATGTATCTCAATACAGGAGCAACTTCCTTAGGCCAGGCTATTGACATGGCCACGAATGACTTTTTAGACAAGGGCTTAGACTGTATCATTTATAAAAATGGCAGACGAGTGAACATCGCATCTTACGCAGAAATGGCACTTCGGGCATCATCGCAACGGGCTGTGTTCACAGGTGAAGGGGCGCGACGTGAGGAATGGGGGGTTCGTACCGTTGTCGTCTCTTCGCACAATAACTGTTCGCCGCTCTGTCTTCCGTGGCAGGGTAAGGTGTATATTGACGATGTCTATAGCGGTGGCAAGAAAGGCCAGGGTAATTACCCACTTTTGAGTACGGCTATGCGTGGCGGGTTATTTCATCCCCACTGCCGACATAACACAGGTACCTACTTTGAGGGCATAAGTTCTCTTCCGGAGCCCGTAGACGACGAGAAAGCTTTGGCCAATTATGATGTAGAGCAGAAACAGCGCTATATGGAGCGGCAGGTGAGGAAATATAAACGGCATGAAGCAGGGTCCGTGGATCCGCATAACCAGAAAGATGCAGCTGCTAAGGTTAGGTATTGGCAAGGTAAGATCAGAGAGCACCTAACTGAGAATACTCAGCTCCGGAGAGATCCCAGGAGGGAGAAAATTAAAGGTGGCCTAACACCAACAGAACGGAATGCGGTCTTAAAAAAAGCTGCTATTGAAAAAGCTGTGAATATCGATATACTTAGTAATAGGGAGTGGTTAAAATCTTCATTTTCTACTCAAAAGAAATTTGATAAACACCTTAAGGACCACCTAGGAGATTATGGAAATACTACTCCAGAACAGTATTTGAATTTAGCTAGGGGTTTATTGTCGGAGCAACTAAGTAAGGATGTTGAAGGTTTTGTGGATAAAGATGGATTTGTTTTTAAGTATAAAAACAGTTCAAACGATTTCGCAATTGGCAGGCCTGATGGCAAAATATCTACCCTTTATAAGCCAACAAGGAAAAAAGGTTATTGGATCGAACAAATCGAAAAATTCAAGGTGGAATAGGTATGATAAGCATGAAATGCCCTGTATGCAGCGAAGAAGTAGACCGCTTTGACATCTGCGATAATTGCGGATGGCATAATAGCGGACCAGGAGAAAAAGAAGGTGATCTCCAGGGGCCTATGAAAATGAGTTTAAAGGATGCAAGAGTTGCTTACAAAAAAGGCGAAGAAATTAAGTAAAAGCACTTACCAAAAGGTGGGTGCTTTTCTAATGCCGCCATTTTTGTATTTTGGGCGTTAACTATAAAGACATCAACCGGTCACGACCGGGATAAAAAGTGAAGATGAAGGGACGGATTATATATGACAAAGGAACAACTTATTGCACTAGGCTTGACGGAGGAACAAGCCACAAAGGCCGCTACTGCTTCACAGGATGAACTTAAGACTTATATCCCTAAAACTCGTTTCGATGAGGTCAATGAGTCAAAGAAGAAGCTGGAGAAGGACCTAACGGAGCGTGATGGGCAGCTGGAGGATCTGAAAAAGACATCTGGAGCAAGTGAAGACCTAAAGAAGCAGATTGAAACTCTGCAGGGTGAAAACAAGACGGCCAAGGAGAAATATGAAGCTGATCTGAAGGATTTAACCCTGACCAACGCAATCAAAATGGCTGTGACGGGTAAGGCCCACGATGAGGCCATTGTCTCAGCACTTGTTGACAAGAGCAAGCTGGTCATTGACGGTGAAAAGGTTGTGGGACTGGAAGAACAGATTAAGACTCTCAAGGAATCGAAGGCCTTCCTCTTCAAAGAGGATAATACCCAACAGAAGACCCCACCGGCTGGCTTCAAAATAGGGGCTGATGGAAAACAGGTTCCAGCTGATGGTAAACCAGCATCGTTAATGGATGCAGTGGCATCACACTTTAGCACCACAAAATAAGAAGGGATGATGGAATATGGCAATCACACTAGCCGAGGCACAGAAAAATGTACAGGACGCGCTTCAAATGGGGGTCATTGATGAGTTCAGGAAATCAAGTTTTTTGCTTGATAACCTAACGTTTGATGATGCGGTGTCCCCGACCGGCGGCGGTGCAACCCTTACCTATGGGTATACCAGGCTGATCACCCAACCTACTGCAGCATTTAGAGCGGTGAACTCAGAGTACACACCTCAAACCGTAACCAAACAACGCTACACAACGGACCTGAAAGTGTTTGGTGGTAGCTTTGAGGTTGACCGCATCATCGCCAACATGGGCGGGATCATCAACGAGGTAACGCTACAGATCCAGCAGAAGACTAAAGCCGCTCAAGCCCTGTTTAATGACACTGTGATTAACGGGGATAGCGCCGTGGATGCAAATGCTTTTGACGGGCTGGAGAAAGCTCTGACGGGTTCTTCTACCGAGTTGATTCCCAGCGCGGCCATTGACCTGTCTTCAGCAGCTGCGGTTGACACAAACTACAAAGTATTCCTGGATGAGCTTGACGAGTTCCTCATGGGGCTTGATGGTCGTCCTAGCTTTATTGCAGGTAACCTTAAATTGATTGCAAAATTAAGGGCATGTGCGCGGAGATCCGGAGCGTATACGACCACCAAAAATGATTTTGGTGGCCAGGTTGAAGCCTATGATACAATACCTTTCCTTGACCTTGGTGCGAAGCCCGGTACTAATGACCCGGTTTCCCCAATCCTAACCGGCGGCGATGCAGGGCTAACCTCTCTGTATGCTGTTCGTCTGGGCCTTGATGGCTTCCACGGTGTTAGCATGGCGGGACAAAGCCCGGTTAATACTTGGTTACCTGACTTCACCACTGCCGGAGCAGTGAAAAAAGGTGAGGTTGAAATGGTCGCAGCTGTGGCACTGAAAGCGACAAAAGCAGCTGGGGTAATGCGCAAGATCAAAGTATCGTAAGGATGAGGTGTAAGTAATGGCAAGGATATATGCGCCTAATGAATCACATAACTGTGATTACGGCGTTGATTTTTATAATGGTGCTGCCGCCGTTCCTGATGCTAACACAGCAGTGGTGGCATGGTTCACCGCAAAGGGTTACACCGTAGTTCCAGCGGTGGACGTTCTGTCACCCTGGGATTACTTGACAACTGGAGAGCTTACTACCTTTGCACCCTATGCTGGTGTTAACCCAATCGGAATGACAAAAGCGGCTTTGGTTTCAGCTATTGAAGGGCAGTTATTATTGATGAAGGTTGAAATTACTGCCTTTGATGCAATCGATGATGTGGATGCCGGCACTGTTGCCGCACCAACTTATGCAGATGCAGCAGCAGTTAAAGCGGTGTTACCTACTTCAGTAGTATGCGATGCTGGAACAGTTGGAGTTCCTGTTGCAGCTTGGGAAGACACGGATACCTATGATAAAACCACAGCAGGTTCTTATACCTTTACAGCAACGCTTGGAACATTGCCTGCCCCATACGCTAACACAGGCAGCTTTACAGCTACTATTGAAGTTGTGGTGGCAGCTTAAAAGGAGGGTAATTTATGCCTAAGATATATGCGCCCAATAGAGAGTACACCGGTATTTCAGCCGGTGTACCTTTTGTT